GTGGCCGAGTGGACTAAGGCGCAGGCCTGGAGAGCCTGTGTCCCCCTGGGACGCAAGGGTTCAAATCCCTTCCTCGGCGCTCTTTCATGGACGGAGGAAGATGTAAATCACTTCCTCCTCCCATTACAGTTATCTGGTATAACAGAAGAGCAAATTAAAGCTATTAAACGAAGATTAACGAGATTTTCTGAGGGTGTAAATTATCAATTAGACTATAACGAGATTATTATTTATATAAACAAAATTAAAAAACAATATGCTCATGAGACATTCAGGAAACATATGATAGATATAAAAAGATTTTTAAAATACCTTGGAGTGGATTTTGCTGACCAAATAAAGATTCCTAAACCCCCAAAATACCGAAAACGTGTTGTTAAAGTCTCACATTTATTGGACTTATTCAGAGAGATCGATGAGAAAATCCATAATACACTATTACATTCTCGTATTCGTGCTGCTCTTCTGCTTAGTGCAACATCTGGATTACGACCTCTCGAGCTTTACAAATTAAACCTGCGATATGTGGATCTTGAGGAACGGATGATAAAAATATCAGCAGAGATGAGCAAAACAAATCTTGAACGTGTAATTTATTTCAATAAGGAATCGGAAAAAACGTTAGAGGAATACTTATCTCTTGATCCTAATCCCTCTTTCACATTTTCACGTTTACGTGATGGATTTGAACGACTTGATAATGATCTGAGGATGAATCATATGAGGAAATTCTTTTCTCAGCAATCTGATCGATTAGGCATGCCCACTGCGATAAAGAAGTTATTAATGGGTCATGAATTGGAACAGGATATTGATCTAATGCATTACGACTTCCAGGATGATGAAGATCTGAAAAAAATATATGATCGCTATTGGAGAGAGTTTAGGATTCTTGAATGATCTTTATTTCCTCTCTATTTCACCAGTTCCAGGATAGAAAACTAATTCCACTGTTAAGCTGGGTTCGAACAGATTATAAGATTTCAACTCTACTTTTTCAGGTTTACAGAAGAATTTAACAGTAGCATACTTACTTGGCAATATAGTAACTTCTTCTTCTCTCTCTTCTTCTTTAATTTCAGGACAGTTCTCAACTCTTGCTCGAACTCTTATGGGATCTCTTGAGTAATTAGTTAACCCGATGACAGTTTTTGGTTCACCGTTATCAGTTTCTGGTTTATCCTTCTCATGCAGTTGCGGGAGAAAATTCGGAGCTCTTTCAAGTGCAAGCAATTCAATTTGTTTCATAGATATTCGTGCTTGGAAGAATAGAATAAGCATGATCGTTATAGAGCCCCCTATGAACATAAATAGCTCTTTACCCCATTTAATAAAAAATGGAGATGCTAAAACTAAAATTAATATTATGACTCCTATTAAACCTTCAAGTCTTTTTAGTTCTCTAACCATGTTGAATTATTATGGAGATCTACATTTTTAAAACTTCTCAATTTTAAATCGAAATGTATATTAGAAATTTTGAAAGTAAAGAAATCATGGGTAAGCCTCTATATAGGTCCATTAGAAGAATGTTAAACTTGATTCCAATTGTTATTTTGATCGTTATTTCAATTGCGATCTGGAATGGACATATATTGTCTATAGAAACCAGCTTTTTCTCCACTGAAGCTAAGATGACATCAAGTTTCCAAGATTATAGGGAATATACTAAAGATGGCGTGAATTATAAATTTATATACTGGATTCGGACTTCTGCAGAAGCACGTGATGGATTTTTGGCCGGAAATCCATTTCACTTGCGTATTGGTGGTTTTATAGATCTTGAAGGTAACATTCCTGAAAAAGAAATCATTAATATGACGATTATATTCAAGGATGTGCCAAGATCAGCGACTGATGATACAGAAATTACACCGATAAGCTTGACAGCTCAAAGAGATAGAAATGATTCAAGCAGATACATATTTACTTGGGAAGGAGATTTGGTGTATTATTCCAGTGGTCCTAAAAGAATAGGAATTATATTTAGGAATATTGAAGAAAAACCGGAAGGATTCAATACAAAAGAGTTTGTGTTTCTCGATATGGGTCCGCCATATGTGACAACGCAACTCAAACTTACGAAAGCTACAGTAATCCTGACAATATGGATTGCTTATCTAACTTTTCTTGCTGTTAGGAAGGAGTTTATGGGGAGAGAATAATGACGACTTGGGCATGTGAGTGTTTTTAAAGATTTTTGATAAAAGAGTTATAATTAGAGTTCAGAATTGCAAAGAAAATGGTATATATTTTAATTATGTAAAGATAAATCATGTCAAATTATGATGAATTACATAAAGAATTTGCCGAACTCTCGAATGAAATAAAAGAAATCGAAAAGAAAATCGGAGAAATTACCAATCCACTAGGATGCAGAATTTATAAGATCAAGAATTATTGGTTAGTAATGAAGCCAGAAGGAAATCATCTCGTTGTTAGTAGAGTGGAAGAGGTTGTAACAGATCCAGAGAAGTTTTATGAATTATTTACAGAGTTTCAAAAGATTAAAGAGCGAATGAGAGACATCGTAGACGAATTTGAGAAGTTGGGATGTTCAGGAGTAGGTGGTATGAAAACAACCCTTATAGGTCTTCATTAAATATTTTTATTTCACTCTCCTATCCACCCTAATGCTGTTAAAAACGCCATAATTGCACCGATAACAAGCGCAATAATATCAATTATTGTTATCTCTTTAAATGTTTTTACTGTAAACTCGATTGGATCTACGAATTCTTGGAAACGAGATTCGTCAAATCCCGCTGACACAGTATGTCTTGATGCTAATATTTCTTTCCCTTCCTTATCCTTCCCTACAACTATAATTCCTTGAAATTTTTTCGCAATTTTTGTTAACTTGTGTATGTGATGCACAGTAACAAATACCAATATTAGATACAAAGAACCTAATATTGTCCAACTCTTCATCTGGTTGAACTAAGATACATACTGGATAAATATTTTAAGATTCAGTAACCCACTTCAGAATTTCTATTTAAAGTCCAATCCACATCAATTCGAACTAATGGCAATAAATCGAATTATACACTGTTCTCTGGGAAGCATTCATTAAATTATATTATGGTTCGTAATCGTTGTAAAGCGGTGTTGGAAGTCTTGGAAATTTGTAATCAAAGCTTTCTATCAATCGTTTTGAGGTATTTTTTGGGGAATAAAATCCTACGACTCGTTTACCAGTAAAGTCTTTCACGACATTCACAGCGTCAAGGAAGTCGTCATCTCCTGCGACCAATATTGCAACATCATAATGATCCAGAAAAGCTTTTACAACCATGTCTATTGATAGTAATACATCCACTCCCTTCTGTCTGGGTTCATTTTTGTTACCACTCTTTATTAGCCTGCCAAATTTCAAATCAATTGAGCTGTTTTTGGGGAGATTATCTTTCAATTTTTCGAAATACTCTGCTTTTTCACTATATTCTGGTTCTTTTGGTAAGTATTTGGCATCATAATAGTAGTTTCTTATTACCTCTGGTTTAGAGTATGGAGCAAAACTACTTTCTCCCTTAATTTTTTCTATTAGGTGCGTCAGAGCATTAGCAAATTTTGCTGGATCTTCAATGAACTCTTCACCAAAATGATTTCTTAAGATCCCTCTAAGATACCCACCGTCAATAAATACCATTACTCTCTTTAGATGAGGAGTTGGCGTGGAACTCATAAAACCCATAGTTGGTTATTATGGTAAGGTTGTACAAAACTTTTTTGAGTATTTAGAATGTTAAAAATTAAGTGAATCTATTAAGATAAAAAGAAAGATGTTGATTCTTATTTATTTAGAATTCTTATTTTAACGTGTGCTGTACGATTTTAGAAGGAGGTACTCAATGATATCAATGATTTGACGGGTTACCACAGAGTTCGAAATTTGAGGCGAGATTTAGAGGTTTTTCAATGAATGGATGGATCTATGCCGTTTTCCGGTTTCATAGCCTCTCGATCCATCATCTGCTGTTTTACATCTCTCATGATCTCATAATCTTCATCCACAAATCTTGCCAAGATATTGGCTATGTATAGAGCTTGTTCCGCACTGATCACAAAAACAACTCCATCATTCAATATTTTTTCAATGATTTTTGACATGCCATTGATGACCTTATTTGATGTATCCCCTTCTTTCAAAATGGCAAACACCATATCCCTGACCATCTCCATAATCTTGTTTTTGTCGACTGTATCCACGATTGACAGCAAAAAGTTGCCAGCTTGAATTTTCTTATATTCCTCTGTGTTGATTATGATGGGTGATTGCTTTACGATGCCAAATTGTTTGGCCCCGTCTTCCGTCTGTACATAGTATATTATTTCCTCATACATCATCCCAACCTCGTTAACTCTAAAAGATATGTCCAGGTCATCGGTCTCTCTTCGTTTACTCCAAAAAACCAGAATTTTGGGATTTCTTTCATTCCAAGTTTTTTCTGAACAAAATCATCATCTGTCACAAATGTTCCGTTTAACAATACTCTAAAATCATTCCAAAACTGATCTCCTACTGTGTGAAAATGCCCAAGACACACATAATTGAAGTAACTTTCATGAATTCCTCCTGATTTCCACCTCATAGCTCGTTGTACAATGCCATAATAGGGTATGGTCTGATACATCATGATGTCCTCGCCATGAAACATTAAGTATCCATGTCCTTGGATTTCTGCATAGTTATACCATTTCTTACTAATATTCACATTGGTGTTTTTCCCGTTCAAACGATCCGCCAATCGCTTATAGAAAATCCTATCAAAATTGGTCTTTTCGCTGTTTCTCCTCCCAACACGGCCGTGATTTCCTTCAACCGTCCACATGTTAATCTCTTTAAACCTTGCGTTACGACCCCTGAAAGAGTGGATAAAATCTTCAAATTCATCCACAGCCAGATCCATAGCATCGTCTGCATCCACATCTTGTTTGTATGCTTGTGTTGGAAAGATGTTCTCCCCATCGATCACATCTCCGAGCATGAAAATGTTTAAGACTGGCAGTTTGTAAGATCGGTTTATAATCCGCTTAACTTTCAGCAAGTTTTGTCGAAGAAAATTCAATCGTTGGCGAAAAACGCTGATGTTGTATGTTGGTGTTACACGTCCAATGTGTGTGTCGCTAATAATCAGTACGCATTCTTCGGTTTCAACCATTAGTATGTTATAATACTATAGACTTTAAAAATAAAGAAGTTTAGGACTTGTGAATATTTTGTTTATGATTCATGAACTATTGATGTTAAGGTGGTCTTGCAGCGGTCAGATAATATTTCAAATTGATTTCAACTGCACTTGATTTTGAATAGGTCGGACTGACTTGAACTTGACAGAACATATCTCCTCCAGCACTGGCATTGAATAAACCGTATTCTGAAATATCCCCCACATATTCGGTTGTTCCGATGTATCCCAAAAATTCCAGTGTGTAGTTTACATCATCCCGAGTGATGCTTTGAATTGCCTTCCGATATTGTTCAGTTCCCAAAGCTGTGTTTTCTGGAAGAGGTGCTGCAGTTCCAGTTCCGATGGCAAAGTATTTCATATCCGCATAGGTCCCATAAGTCCCCCTGATGGCCTCGAGGATTTGCAGCAAACCCGAGTCAACAACCATGTTTTTATTCTCTCTTACTTTCTTCCATTTGTCGGTTTTTTCATCTTTTTCATATATCTGCAAAACGCCCTTGAACTGTATTCTCTCTTCTTGTTGCCCCATATCTATGTATGCAAACTTGGACTTAAAAAAATAGGATGTAAGTTCATTATCTCACCTTAAATTTCTACAATTGTAAGCGAATCTGAAAACTGCACGGTCTCTGTGTCGGTAATGATCCTCGTTTTAATTATCTGCAATGATCTCTCTAACGTCTCCAACCGTGATTTTAATCTCCCCATCAGAAGCACGAGGTTTTTACGATAGTTCTCGAATGTCACTTCCTGCTCAATTCTGTATGGGTAAATGGTCTCAGTCATTTCTGCTACTGTGATGGTATCGTTGTATCCTTCTTTGTCGATCTTCAGTGTGATAATATCCCCCACATTGATATCTTCATCACTCATCATCGTTTTGATCGATATACGTGGATCCTTGTGTTCATCGATGATCGCTTGCCCCACTTGTTGGGCTTGGGTCTCTGATGTTATCCCATCGTCCTGGATCACAAATTCCCATTTTCCATGTGTACCTATGGATGTGAGATCTTCCACGATTTCGCTAATGGCTTGTTCTGTCATCTATTGCCCCCTATATCACCCTGAATTTAATGAATTTAGTGGAAATTACCACTCCACTATCTGGTTCTGGTTTGTATCCAAGGCCGACATATCCTTCGTTATTTATTTGAAACGAGATTTTAAGTCTTCCAGCCATACCCGGACAAATCCCAATAAACTCATAAGTGTTTGATGTTGGATTATACGCCACCACAACCCAAGGAGAATATTCATCGTGAAAGTCTCCTGAAGCAATATCTCTGTAAATTATGATTCCAAGGTTGTTTATACCGTATGCCGCAATAACCCTTCCAATTATTTCGTTAATCCCCGCCCATGTATTTGTTGAAGGATCGTATTCGTATAAGGTATAATCTGGATAATAACAACAATAACCCTTCCCACCACTTGAAAAAGCCCTCAAACCATCATTATAATATGTTCGACCATAAACACATGGGGTATCTGCAATTTGCGTCCACGTATTTGTTGAAGGATCGTATTTCCACGCATCTGCTGCATCTCCTGAGAAAACATATCCGATCCCGTCGATTACAAACGCAACCATCCCACTGGTACTTCTATAATCTGGATCTCCTGTATTTACCGGCAAATTTGCTATTTGCGTCCACGTATTTGTTGAAGGATCGTATTTATAGAATTTATTTGTATAATCACTTACATCTCTGTCATATCCTCCACCAACATATCCATACGTTCCATCAGAGAAAGATACCATCTCATCAGCGTTTAATGGATATGCGATTTTCTGTGTCCAAGTATCTGTTTCAGAATCATATTCCCAAACATCTTTTGCAGTATTGCCTACAACCAAATAGGTCTTCAATCCAATTGAAAAAGCGGTGCCGCCAGCATCGGTCGTCCAAACACCAGTATAATCTGATATATTGTTCCATACCACGTTGTTAACTCCAGATCCTCCAATAACCCCCCCACCTTCTGATACGTCTTTTTTTCCACCAAAAACATAAACTCTGTTTATCATATCTGCTTCTTCTTCGAGATCATAATCTTCAATCAATTCAACGGTTGTAGTGGTGGTATTCTTCAAATTGGTTTTTGTATCGAAATACAAATCGTTGTTATCATCGACAAACCATATCCTTCCGCTCAATTCAGCTAATCGATTTAAACAGTCTTTCAAATCTTTCATGTAGAAATCGATAGATTCGAGGGTTATTCCGGTTAATCCAGCATAAACCGTGTTTATAACATCACTTGCATAGTTATTGATCAGATCTGATACGATATATTCCACTGTTTGATTTGCATATTGTTCTGAAACGATACGATGAGTAAAGATAGTAGAAACATCCGCACAATCAAGAGTCAAAATGGTTCTATTTCCTTCATATTCGTTCTTTTTATTCCTGATCACACCCTTGAATTTTCTCTGGATCCCATTCACCGTTATAGTGAGATCGATCGTATTGCCCACTGAAATCTGGTTGCTGACCGTGTTGTTGTTATCTCTAATTTTTATTATCGCAGTATCTGCATCTTCTCCAAATTTTTTAGTTATCTCTACTGGAAAAATCAGAAGATCATTACTGGTTGAATCTGCTATCGTTGTCACTCCCACGAGAAGGGTGTACGTGGCCATTAGAATCCTCCATATTGTGTTTTATACTGTCTTACTATTACATCTTCGACCGTATTTGCTGCCTTCTTTGCCAATTTGTTCTCATCCAAGGCCCATGAATCTGTAACGTTTATGTTTACCGTGACATTGCTGTTTATTTCATTCCCTCGCAATCCTTGTATTTTAGCTTGAATTGTGGAACCCAAATCAAGCTGTGGAATTTTATAAGCCGCCAGCGACTCTATTCCTATGAGACCCCTCACTTTCTTTGGTAATTTTTCCCAGATCCAATTTATTGCATCTATTACATGATTGATAAATGCAATCACTGTGTCGTTGTATATCGCACTCAAGGAATCTCCAATTATTTTGCCAAGTTTTGCAAGAATATCTATAAATGCATTTTCAAGTATTGGAGCAGATCTTTTAAGGAGAATTAGGGTGGTTTTAACCCATAATTTCATTCCTATAACTGTAGCGACTCCAAGAATTTTAAATAAATTAAAAAACAATTTTGTCATAGTATCAGAGAACCCACTTCTTTCCACTTCTTTGGTACCCACTTCTAATGATTTAGAAAACGAACTCGTTAGATCTGTTGTTCCAGTCGTCACTTCAGTTATTATATCTGCCCAATTTTCTGCCATTTTGTCTAAAGCTTCAGTATCCGTAAATATCTTCCATGTTTCTTCGAACATGGTTTCAAGGCGGGTATTGAGTTTATCCATGCCACCTCTTAATGAATTATCTATCCATTCGTCTAATTTAAACGATATTGAAAACATATTCTGGATTGCTGCTGAAATTTTACTCCAATCAATTTCTTTTAAAAAATCCGTTATTTTTTGGACGAACGCCCTCTTTTCTTCGGAAGTGCTCTCCAATCCTAATCTAATTTTAATGTCTCCAATTATATTTTCTATTCCGCTTATTACGTCTTCCCAGCGTATCTCTGTTATTTTATCAGCAATCTCATTCACAAAACTAACAATTGTGTGTCTTGCACCCTCCAACGCCTCTCCTATTCTCTCCTTAATTTTGCCCCAATCATGACTCATAAAAAGTCCGATAAGCTCTTTTGTTTTCCTAAACATCGTGGATAATTTTGGGATTAACTTATCTTCCATAAACGTGTATAGAAACTTAAATGCTTTGTTTTTTCGAATTATATCGAATAACCTACTGATCCACCCGACAAAATCCTCAATGGCGGGAATGATTTTATCCCGTATTACATCAAACAATTTGACAAGATGGGGGGATATCTTTTCGAATATTTTAAGTTGTAATGCTTCAAACCTTGATTTGAGCATTTTTAAAGACCCAGCCGTAGTGTCAGTTTGTTCTTTTGCCATTTTGCTTGCTTTGGTCGTTCCAGTTATATCTTTAGTCATTTCTCTGATAGCCTTGGACCCGGCCGGAATTAGTTTAAGCCAAACTCTGGCTCCTTCTTGACCGAATACTTTCGTGACATCGGCAGCAGACATGTTTGCTTTATTCAACACATCCACAATTTCTGCCATCGATTTTGTGGAAGGATTCACTTCTTCAAGAGTTATCCCGTATTTTTCCAATGTTTCCACCGCATCATCAGAGGGATTGAGCAATCTACTCATAGATGATGCAAGCAACCTTCCCGCAGATTCAGCTCTAACGCCAGCACTAACTAAAATTCCCATTGTTGCTGTGACCTCTTCCAAGGACATGCCCAATGAAGATGCCAAACCGCTTATGTATGGCATGGCCACTCCAATTCTTTCCATTGTGAGCTGACTGTTGGATATCGCAGCAGCAAAAACATTTGCAACTCGTGAAGATTCTGACGCTTCCATCCCGAATGCATTCAGGGTTGATACCACGATTTCAGACGTTGAAGCGAGATCTGATTGTGTGGCAGCAGCAAGGTCAAGGATTCCACTCAAACTGCTCATGATGCTTTCAGTTTTATATCCAGCAGATGCGAGAAAGTACATAGCTTCTGCCGATTCACTGGCAGAAAAAACAGTTGTTTCCCCCATCTTTTTTGCGAAATTGGTTAATTTATCAAACTCTTGAGTACTTGCTCCCGCCACCGTTTGTACATTCTTCATGGCTTGCTCGAAATCCATTCCTGTCTTGGCAACTTTGGCGATTGCAAAACCAACACCCGCAATTCCCACAGTCATAGGTAGCCATGCAGAAGTGATAGATCTGGTTACCCCAGATATTTTCTTTCCCATCTTCGAGAGTCTGGTTTCAATGTTTTTGATTGGTTTGGTTGCTTTATCGATTCCTTGAATTACTATTTTGATATTTTCCATTTAACGCTCTCCAATAGTTGCCACATTTGGCTATATAACAATTAAAAAACAGACTTTAAAAAATAGAGCTTGATATTACATCAAATCAGTGATATTGACTTCAAATACGATCTCAGGAATATTCTCCCATACCGTTTTTGGATAAGGTTGTCCAAGCGACTTATTTATCTCACCCATGAGATCTAATCCCCAATTCGATGTATTTAAATAGAGTTTCGTGTTTTCCCATTTCCCAGGGGCTGGGATGGGGATGTATACGCTATCTATTATTTTTGCATGTGGTAATATGACAATCCCATTGAAATCTTTTAAATCGCTTATTTCATCTCCTCCAATTAGTTCTATACTTTCAACTTGTTGTCCATCAATGATCGCATATTGGGTTCCAATCGAATAATATGGTATTTTTTCATCTAATGTGTTTTCAATTCCATAGATTAACCTTAAATAATACTCGTTATTACCATAACCGATATATTCTGCATCAACAAAAGTAAACTTTATTCCTTCAAACTCCACCACATCCCCCACGTGAAGCACTGGAGTCGTTGTTTTGACCTCGGATTCGGTACATCCTGCAAATATCATTGCAACCAATACTCCCAAAACAAATAATATTTTTAGTTTCATACTCTCCCCCCAATGATAATTTACACACAGGTATACACACAAGATATAATAACTTTGCTCGTCTTTTAATCGATTTTAATAAAATTATTTGAATTTATCGAAGAATTCCTGCTTTTTCCGCTCTCGTTCTCTTATCCTCTTTTCGTCTTCAATTATTTCGACATATGCTTGGATCATTGTTATGAATTGTGGGATTTTTAAATTTAAGATTTCATCAAGCCCCATCTTAAATTCTTTCATAGCAAATATGATGGTCTTCACGATTTTAGATTCTGTATCGCCTTCTGAAAATCCTCATTATCTACCTCATGCTTAAGATCATTTGCTTCCAAGATCTTTTCAAAGAAATTAACTAACACACTCAGTGGAAGATTTTTTATTTCATTCTCATTCTTATCGGGAAATATCTTTCTCAATGTCTTTACAAAAATATCTATCATCGCTTTCGGTTTGGTTTGTGGGTTTTCCAATCCAATAAACAATTTTAAATCCTTCGTTTTTAGTGGTGGAATTTCAACTTTTTTCCCCATTATTTCAAATTCTTTTGCCTCTCCCACGAGGTCTTCAAACTTCAGTTCTTCCATTTTCTATCCCCCCTCAATTAATTATAAACGGTCTCATAGTTTGGAGTAATGCGGGTGGTAGAATCACGTATGATGGAATCCGGATTGTAATAGCTTGGATAAATCGGTTTTTCCTCATTTTCCTCGATTTCTATTGTGATTTTTAACTTCATCTTATCCCTCCTGTGGATTTTATAAATTAAGAAAATTGGTGGTTAGTAATACGTGGCTTGATCCCCAGTCATTCTCACTTTAATGCAATTCTTGTTTGTGGCATCAGCTTGCGATATGAAAACCAATTCGATCTCTTTTTGAGAATCTGCTTCGGTTACATCGTTCAAAGATTCAAATGTTGCATCTTCGATCGTGATTTCTATTTCATCATTCGTTCCCCGAATAACCTTCAGGGTTATGTCGGCCGTGTCTTCATTCAACACAAAATCGCCCAATGTGTAATCAAATTTGCAAGTTAGTGAACCTGTTACCTCCCGCATTCCCTCATCGATAGCTCGTGGTTTTCCATCGGCTCCAATATCAACCGATAGATTGTTGGTCATATTGATATCAAAACTCTTTATGTAAGCATTTATGTCGGTTGCACCAAACGTAGCGGTTGCCAAGTTGGTGACTCTGAAGGGCAATGCTTGAGTATAACTTGGAGTGGCCAATCCAGTATCAATCTTTAACTTATCTTTAGCCATGAAATTCAATTCGAATTCCATCGCTTGACCCACTTCACCCTTGATACTCAATGTATTCATTTTACATCCAAGTACTTTGTAGGCTTTAGCACCCCATTGTCTCTCTAACGTGAAAGAAGGTAATACTTCAGTTTCCTCGAAATCATGATAGTATGGAGCACTTACTGCAGATGTGGCATTTTCCGTCAAACTACCCAACGCATGTTTAAGAAATTTCCATTCTGTGGCGTTTGCGACTATTCGTCCTTCTACATATTTTGTTGTGCTGTAAACCATCGGATAATTTCGTACCCCCCACAACGCTGGTTTTTTCTCTAAATTCCTGACCCACTCTGCTTCAACTGTTTGTACATCTGCCGTTTTATCTCCTGTACCAGGATCTGTTCCGAATGTGCTTTCGTCCCTCCATAGGAGATATCCCCCACTTGTTCCAATTCCCATTTTATTCAACCTCCCCTACTTTCCGTTTCTTTGTTTTAGAGTCTTCCTCGACTTCCTTCAAGATGCCCTGGTCGATGAACCGAAGAATATCAATGGTTGGATCTACCTCTTTGACTTCCCTCCGCTCAACTATTACAGGACCAACATGCACTCGTTCTGCCTTCACAACTTTCACTTTCACAATATCACGCTCCCGCTTGTTTTTGATAATAAAAAATAAACTCCAGAGGTTTTCGCATAATCCCGGTATTATCCTCCACAATGGTGATACTTCCCCCACCAGCCAATTTGCCCACGATAACATTTGATATGGAAAACGCATTGCTTTCTATCGTGTTTATTATCTGATCCGCCAGATAATCCAATAGTTTTCCACCGGCAAACTCTTCGCTATTGATCACGTGTTTTTGCTTCATTCGTATCCAAGCGGATATCTCATATCGTAATGGATACACCAAGGTCATGCCACCATTTATAGCATAAAATTCCGCTTCACTACTGCCCACAAACACAATGCTTATCCGTGGCATTTTTGCTGGGGTTTCGGGGAAATCGGGGTAAATCCACATCTCGCCAGCGTTCGCTCTTTCTGTATTTGGATCTGGTATGTTTGTTTTTAACAATGTTATTAGCTCATTTACAAGTTCCCTGAACATCTGGCTCCCCCGCCAAAAGTTTTCCCCAATTCAACTGTGATTTTGGACTTAAAAAAGAGTGGACCCTATCTACTCCATCCTGTCCCGCTTACACGAGCCTCATCGTTTCGATAGGACTTACCCATCACAATGATGGTCAATTTTCCCTCCGACCCAACGATTTGTCAAGCCACCCTTCAGGGCTTAACCCGATTGACCACCATTAGCCCAGGAAGGATTCGAACCTCCTTCGATGGGTGTCTTCAGGGTGAAGATCTTATGGCTATCGAGTCCGTACATTCAGTTAAACCGTCTTTGCTCGATAGCAGAGTTCTTATATCCCTTCCAAAGCCCATCATGCTTACCGATTACACCACCGGGCTATCTATATCCAAGCCGGTGACCAGATTTGAACTGGTGTTCTGGAGGTTACAGGCCCCCCGCATTAAGCCACTATGCTACACCGGCATTTGGCTCAACCCTCAACAAAGTGGACCCAGAGGGAATTGAACCCTCGGCCATCACCTCGCAAGGGTGGCATTCTACCCCTGAACTATGGGCCCTTACGTATAATTCTGATTTCACCACTATTCTTTTCCAATTTTCTTAATCATTGGCTCCAATTCTCCTGAACCACCACACATATGACATTCTGTTTTAAATGTGACCTCTGTTATTTCACCAAGAAATGCATGGCTGATTTTTGCGTTGACATAACCAGTTCCATCACATTTAAGGCATCTCATTTCTTTGATGTTTGAACTGATTTTAACTCCGTTTATCACCAATTCCTCCCACTCTTCATCATCAATTAATTTCACAGCCAAAAGTTGTTCCAAATCGTTTAAACTCATTTCTAATGTCATACCGTCCTCCATGTCCATTCAGATTTCCTTGGGCCTATGATTCTCGCTGTGATGTATGTTGATTTGCGTGGATGTCTCGGAACTAAAAGAGTTGTAATCGCATATCCTTCGATTATGCGTACTGTTTTTTCAATTACTGCTGGTTTACCCATTATTCCCGTTTTTATTATGACTTTTCCGGTGTTGAGATGTCCGAAACCGGTTTTTCTCTTTCCTAAAAACGTTTTGAATGAATACTCTTGCCAGCAATCAACGAATACGTCAACTTTAACCATCCCGCTGGATACATCATCTTCATGGAATTCAGTATCTATTCTTCGGATCCAAACGTTTATTATTTCATAATCACGAGGTCCTCTCTTCTCTTCTTTAATTCCAAGTAATCGTGTCATACTATATTCTGCAAGAATAGACTTAATAAGATTCATCGTAAATTGGATTTTAACATTTTTTTCAATCTACCCGTCCAACGTTCCACTATTCCTCGAACATCATGCTTTACACTCATTTTGGACGTGCCATAAATCAAGAATTTTGCATATTCAACGTTATTGATGATCTGATACGTGAGTTTCTTGACTCTCATGGTATGCCAACCGGCCCGATATCTACCCGAGTCTACTGGGCATGGTGGAGTCTTCTTTATCTCTCTTTCGAGTTCTAACACTGCCATTTGCATAACATGATCCACTTTTTCCAGTGATTTAACATCATCCAATTGCTTTATTATTTCATCAACGCCTTCTACTTTTATCTTAATGCTCATGTCACTTCCATCCTCTTCAACAACAATTTGTTATACACCTTGGATCCAGCCATGTAAGTAGTATCAACCCGTATAACTTCATAAGTATCGCTCCCATCCACTATTTGGTCAAACTGTTTAACGACATCGACCGGATCCACATAACCTATTGCATCGATATCCTGTCGTCCATCAATCGTTTTTCCTTGGTAATTGTGACCAGTCACACCATAACCAAGTCTATCTATTGCCGTGGTGATTATGGCCTTAATCTGACTGTCTGTGTATGTGACCTCTTCCACACCGTAATCTGCATCAATTTCCGTTCGTGTTGAAATCTTAAGAGTTACATCTCTTCCCTGTTTTTCCAATATCTTTTCAAAACCCATATTGTACCCCCCACAATTCCGATAATTGCGATTATGAACTCATGCGTCCCCATATACTGTAAATCTGTGTAATCAAACCAATATCCTTCTTTGATGTATTCATCCGCCAACAGAATCACGATTAATCCAAGGATCCAGAGTGGAAGACGTTCATCTAATCTCTTCCAGAGATCCTGAATGGTTGGCTTTCGTGCCATTTCATCACTTTGAAGCCCTGCTACCAAAGTAGAATCCGAAGGTTGTCGAAAACGCCGATATAATCCAATCTGGGGCATCTCCATTTTTTACATAAACCAGCATCATGGAGCCCCCCACGATACCAAGTGCGATTATGGCACGAACAGATCCCTTGGGTAAACCTAATGGTTCATTTCTCATGAGTAAATCTGTCATATTGGACTTAATAAGATGTGTGTAACTATTTTTTAGTCCGATTGAAGGACTGAAAAATCATAACCAGATCGTGGTGTATAATTTGACATCTGATCTCGCATCTCTTTGTACTTCAAACAAAATCTCATCTGTAACGAGTTTATCTATGTACTTATTGGTTGTTTCCCAATTCCATCCCATTTTTTCTTTTATTTTTCCCCTCGTGATGATCTTATACTCTTTCAAATATTCCCAGAGAAATTTTAACAATTTATCAATCATTTCATCCCGATATTCAACGCTCCCCTTCGGTCTGCCCCTCTTCTTCTTTGGTCTCCTTCGAAGCAATCCCCTCAACACCGCTATCTCCAAATCCGTCCATATATCACTTACATCGTTAATGAGATAGATGCTGATGTTCCCATGTCGCAATGGTGTGATTAATCTCTTCTTTTCCAACGCTCGTAATCGCTGTGGAATCCAGCTTGATCCACCAACTATACCATAGTGTTGTTTTAGTTCCTTCAAGCTTATAACTCGATGTTGTTTGATTACTTCTTCCACTTCTTCTTGAGTTGCCATCTATGCCTCAATTGTTATTCGTTTCCGGTTTTCATACGTTACCTCATATTCATTTTCTTCATCTGCCAATTGTTTAAGCTTCTTTTTAAGCTCGGGAATGTTGGTTGGAACGATCATCAAACCAAAACCGATGTCCTGGGTTTTTAACTCGTTGTCAAAATATTCTTCCACCAATGTCTGCAACAATTGAAGGAGTTTTAATGATTTGAACGTGTCCATGTATATCTATATGAAATTCATCCATAGTATGAGTTTTGGCCACATCAGGAGTATATATATACTCATGTTTTACTTATGACCGTGAAATGAGATCTTTCAATGGTCGGTTTGGTGTTTATGGTTGCTGTGCATATCACCATCCATTCTCCCAATGCGGCATTGGATGGTAGGATATAATCAGCCACATACACACCCGTTGATTCCTTGGTCATTGTGCCGTTTGCCACTTTCGTTCCATCTGGATCATATATCTCATAACTGGCATCGTCTGGATCTGTCAATACATTATTCACCTTGACTTCCATTTTAGCCCTGTATGTCTCTTCCCTCTCATAGAAATCCACCACGTTATCCACCCCCCTCGTTTATAACATTCAAATCTGCTATATGTTCGTTATTCACATTTAGATCGGCAATTCTCTCATTCAGAATCTTCAAATTAGTTATTCGTTCATTGCTAATACGAAGAACGGGCAAATACGTGAAGGTAGAAGATACCAATATCACATCTGCCGTGTAAGCTTTCCCGATCTTCAACTTTTTCACAATCACATCTGCAGTATATGACGATGCAAATTCTTTCATCAAAATTGCATCCACCGTATAGAGAATTTTAGTGTTTAACTTCTCGATAAGAGTATCTACCGTGTATGTTTTACTAATGCCCAATTTCTTTAATAATGCATCCACGGTGTAATCTTTGCTCAATCCAAGACCCTTAAGAATCGCATCTGCCAGATATGTGGTCATTCCCAGATTCACCAACAACACGTCTGCCGTGTATGATTTTGTAACTCCAAGCTTTTTCAGCAACGCATCGATTGAGTAATCCTTACTTATCCCCAATTGTTTCAATAACACATCCGCATCATACGTCTTTGTTAGTTCTTTGAGCATCGTCACATCAACTGTATACTGTTTAGACAGATCATCCGATTTCAGGGCAACATCCACAGCATACGTCTTGACGACATCGAGCTTCTTCAATAACGCATCAGCAGTATACGTCTGTTCGATGCCCAGTTTCTTAAGAATGGCATCGATTGAATAAGTGTCGATGATATTTTTCTTCTGTAACAGGACATCAGCAGTGTATGTGCTGGTTACACCCAATTTTTTCAACAATACATCTGCGGTATAGGTTTTTGTGTATGTAGCACCTCCCGCTGGAGCTGTTGTATATCCAACCAAAAAGAAATCGGCTCTCGTACCCTCTATTTTCCCCTCAATTAATTGACTACTATCACATTCAACAAACGCCCAGGG